GCGCCAATCGGTCGGAACCTGGCTTACGAAGCAAGCCTCACGCCGAAGCAAGCTATCCTCGGACGGAAGATCATCAAGAAGTACCGGAAGCAACTGGAGAGTGCCCTTATTACAGTGTAAATCCTCAGAATATGAGACGCTGCAAATGGGGGCAACCCCCCTTGATTTATACGCAACGCAGTCCCACAATATAGGCATGTCAATGTCAAAGATAGTCAGGCTCTCGCACCTACCGAAAGGTGTGATCGAATTCAGCCTGATAGTTTTCGATGAAGAGGGTTGTGAGTGCGAGATCGGTAGACTGTGGGGGACCGGCTACGCTTGGGTTGGCGACGGGGACACCGGCAGACATCTCCAGATCAGCCTCGACAGTGCAAGAATCGCCGTAATCTCTGACATGACCTCCATTGAATGAACCCTCAGCTTATTACCACTTGTGGTAACTCCCTATTGCCACATGTGGTAATGTTGCCACAAGTGGTAAGTCAGAGTCGGATTTGAACGTAGAAGTTGCCACAGGTGGTAATGTTACCACAAGTGGCAACGTTACCAGAAGTGGTAACAAAATATTGCCTAAAGTGGTAACCCCACATTAAAGACAATAAAGACAATATACTCTAGAGAGAGGGAACCGGCTGACGCCGACCCCTCGTCTTCCGGGAAACCCCGGGATGACCCCCTTTCCCCGGGACCAACTGACCACCAAAGTGGTCAATGATAGTTGACATTATCAGCCGCTTGTGCTACAGTCTCAACCATCAGGATGCTCCGAGGATGCGGGGTAGAGCAAGCGGAAGCTCACTAGCCCCATAAGCTAGAGGTTGCCGGTTCGAGTCCGGTCCCCGCTACCAAATCAGTTACCGGTCACATAGTTTGGCCGAAGGGCCAGGGACACATACAGTCGCGTCAGCTACCCTGGACGAGAGAATGGCGCAGTAGAGACAAAGACACAGGCGTTGGGAGGGGCGGTGTGGCGGTTCAAGTTCAGAAAGATGAAAGCCTCGGCAAGAAAGCCCAGAGAGTCCGCGATTCCTTCTTCGCCTCTCGTGTTCCCCCTTCCCCCGTTAATACTGTCCCGATGACTGACTGTTGGATAAGGGATGTCTTCGAATCCTACATCGTCGTCGAGTCCCCCAACGGTCTGTTCAAGTACGAGTACACCGAAGCCGAAAACGGCCCGATCACCTTCGGAGAGCCCCAAAAGGTCGAAGAGACCTATGTGGCGGCGAGTGCCAGCGAAAGCAAGATCATCTCTTGGCTCCGATCCGGTCTCAGTCTGTTCGGAGTCGGCCCCGAGAAGTCCGCGGGCGAGTACCGGGGAGTGGTGACCAAAGACATCGACATGAAGATTTGCTCGGAAGACGAGCGAACGGTCGGTGGGCTTGTCTTGGTTGCAGGCGAAGTGGATTCCCAGGGCGACTATTGGAGACCGGAGGATATCCGGAAAGTCTCCCTGAAGTTCATGGAGAAGTACCAGATCGTCGATAAGATGCACACATTCATCCGCGTGGCGACGCCGGTTGAATCTGTGTACTTCCCCACTGAGGAAGAAGGTGGACAGAAGACGTACAAGTGGTACGGCGGCGATGTGCCAGCCGGTGCTTGGTGGCTCACGGTCAAGGTCGACGATGACGACTCCTGGGCAGCTGTCAAGAGCGGCAAGTTCACGGGGTTCTCGATCTTCGGCATCAAGAAGTCGGCCCCGTTCAAACAGTCGTCCAAGGGTGAGACCGTCACCAAAGCCAAAGAGTTGAGACTCATGGAAGGTGATGATTGGGACGTGACGACTGTGGCGTTGGTGAACAAGCCCGCAGTGAAACAGGCCACGTATTACGTCGTAAAGCGAGACAGTGGAAACTACGACGATCTGTTGAAGGCCGTCGCAAAGCAACGATCCGAGAACCCATCTGAATCTACTCAAAAAGGGGGCGCTGAGATGGAAGTTACAAAGACGAACGGAACGCAAGTTCCCAATACCGCGACCAAGGGCGACGAGCCAAAGCCCGTTGCAGTGGTTGGCAATGAAAGTGACGCCGTTGCCAAGTCCCTTGCTGAGATGACGGCTGCGCTCAAGTCTTTCGGCGAGCAACTTACGGCGTTGTCCAATACGGTCAAGGAAATCCAGACGACCGCGAAAGGGCTTGAGGTGAAGTCCGAGGAGATCGATGAGGTTTCCAAGAGAGCCAAGGCCCTTGAGGACAAGCTCGCGGCGATTACCCGGAAATCCAATGCGCTCCCTGTGGAGGCGGCCAGCAATGGGGAGACCGTTGAGAAAGGCGATGGAATGCCGTCCTGGGCAAACCTGTCCGGTGGAGAACGTCGGAAGTAAGGCGACCGAGTCGCTTGACTGAGTGTGGAGGTGAATGATGTTGACTGAGACCCAACTGTTGGCCCTACTTGACAAAGCCGAGAAGGCGTTCTCGACCAGCGATCTGGCATCCGGCGGCAAGATGCTCCCGGAGGCGGCTGATCGCTTCCTGAAGACTGCCATTGACGTGTCGAAGATCCTGAGCGTTGCTCGGGTTTTGCCGATGAAGAGCGATGTCCGGTACATCGACCACATCGCGTTCGCGACCCGGATCATGCAGGCCGCAACCGAGGGCACCCCTCCCGTGTCTACCAGCAAGCCGACCACGGCCCGCAAGACTCTGACCGCGAAGGAAATCCTTGCGGCTGTGGATGTGACCTATAGCTCCCTTGAAGACAACATCGAGGGGGCCAACTTCGCGAACACTCTGTTGGACTTGATCGCCACGCGGGCCTCTGCCGACATCGAAGAGCTTGGCCTCTACTCGACGGCGGTACAGGACCCAGTTGTCGATGCCTACCTCGAAGCCCTGAATCACCGCGGCTGGCTCACGATGACCAATGCCCTCGACGGCGTCGGTGAGATCAATTATGCGAGCGCCGAGACGCTTCCCTCCGTTGTGTTCAAGGCTCTCCTGAAGAAGGTGCCCTCGAAGTACCTTGGCGACCTTTCGAAGTGGAGATTCTATTGTTCCTTTGCGATGGAACGTCGATACCGGGACGAGTTGGCCGGCCGTGCCACTGCCGCCGGGGACCGTGCCCTCTTGGAAGACGTGCCGGTGTACTACCAGGGCATTCCGGTCGTGTGGGTTCCCAAGATCGCCACGTCGGGGGCCAATGTCACGGACTGCATGTTCGCCCATCCGCAGAACCTGATTGTCGGTTTCAAGCGCGATCTGGATATGGAGAGCGAGCGGAAACCGAGGAGCCGGTTGGTGGAGTACACCATCACGGCCCGGATGGACACCGCGCTCGAAGAGTATGCGGCCCATGCTATCGCCAAGAACGTGAAGATTCCGGCCTAACACTGACCAAGGCTTGATAGGGGGCTGGTCGGACATACCGTCTGGCCAGCCCTTTTTCATAGGAGGGGGGTGACTCATGGGAGACAAAGATGTCAGCTTGCCAGAACTGAGGGGGTATGTTGCTCGACTGAAGGAGATTGTCACAGATGTCTATGCTCAGGTTGTTGCCGTGCACAGTCTCCCCCAGCGCGAGCCGTTTACGTATAACCCGGTGAAGGGAAATTGCGTGTTGGATACTGCCGGGCAGTACAGCACCCAGTTGACGACCGACGTCCAGAATGTGGACAAGACCCTCTCGCTTGGCACCTATGAGCCTTTGCGCTCCGGCAAGATCGGTGGGCTGTCCGCCGGGGGAACCGTGACTGTCAACGTCCCGGTCTACCTGCAGGCCGTTGCGGGGACACCCAACGCCAAACTGACTTTGCAGGCCCGGAACAAGGGCGGGGCGTGGGTAGACTTGATGCCGCTCTCGGCCAACATCGCCACGAGCACGATAGAGATTTGCACAGTGATCAACGGCAAATTCCCCACGGTGGTCAACTTCAACGCCGTTCCGTTCGATCTGCAACTCCTTTGCCGGAGCGATCATGCCACCTATTTCGTCAAGTTCCGCGTGGGGGCTGCGGCCACAATCGATGGCTACTTCGAGCCGGGGACATAGGTAGGACGATGACTGTGTTGCTACAAACCAAACAGTCGGTCATTGGGGCACGGCAAGAGGAAGTGGATGCATATATCCGCTCCATCGATCCTGTCTTGTATATGCCGCTATGGAAACGGGATGGAACCCAGTTCCCGTCAGATGATCCTCGCAGACAGGCCATGACGGTCACCGGTGCACTGTGGACACCGCAGGGGAGATGGTTTGATGGCTCAGATGACCAAATCAGCATACCGCACAACGCAGCCTGTCAGGGTGTGAATGGTAAGCTGACCCTGAGTTGGTGGATGAAAGCAGAGATAGATACCAATACTCCGTTGTTGATGCACCGGGGGATATACAACAGTGCCGGATGGCAAGTTCTGCAAGCGGCTACTACCAGACGAATCTCGTTTTTTACATTCCAATCCGGGGCAAATCAGGTTAGCCGTGCTGACCCCGGCCCAGTACTGTTCCGATGGACACATGTTGCCATAGTGCTCAACGTGCCAACGTGCACCATCTACTACGACGGGGTGGATAAAACAACAACAAAAGGGACACATATTGCCCCTTCCCCATTGACTACCCCTACGCTTATAAGTTCGACGACCGCGGGCTATTCGCTACAGGGTACCTTGGCCGACGAACTGATATTTAATCGTGCATTGAGTGTGCTGGAGGTTACAACGTTGTACAACCTCACCAAATGGAGGTACGGGCTATGATCGAACTGGCCTCCGATCTGAAGTACCAGAAGCACGACATCTTCCAAACGGAAATCAAATTGAAAGTGGTTGACTCGAAGCGGCAAAGGCGACTCGATGACCTCCTGAAGCTCTTGAAGCACGAAATCAAGGCGAAGGCGGTGAAGGCGGTGGAGCCGTGAGGGTGTACTTACTCGCTAACGAGATCACAGCCGATGATTCCGAAGGGGAGAGCCTTCGCCTTGACGTGACCGATAACACCCCCGCCGAGCGTGAGGCGATTCTTGCCCAGGCCCGCCTGGTGATGGAGGGCATCCCCTGCACTTGGAGGTGGGAACAATGTCGGCACGATGAGCACAAGCCGTGCTCGATGGTGGAGATTGTTTGATGTCCTACATTGTTATTGCAGATGTGAAGAAGCTGATTGGCCTTACCGGAGAAGATATCGAGTGGGATGCCCATCTCACCAAACTGGCGACGGCTGTCAGCGATGCCATCGACTACGAGTGCGGACGTAGCTTCGTTGTGAAGACAGAGGATGAGACACGGTACGTCGACGCTGACGGGGGGACGGTTCTGAGGATCGACGATCTGAGGACACTCTCCTCAGTTGCATTGGATACCAGCTTGGACAGCACATTTGCGACGGCCCTTACCGAGAACACCGACTTCTATTTGAAGCCGTTCAACAAGAGTCCGAAGCTGTGGCTGTCCTTGAACCCAAATGGTACCTATGACCGTTGGCCCAACCAAAGACGGGCAGTGAAGATCGTTGGGTTGTGGGGGTATGACAGTGTAATACCGGATGCGGTCAAGGTTGCCTGCGAGATGATCGTGGCCCGGCTCTACAAGCGCAAGGACACAGCGTTCGCCACGATGATCGCGTCGAGCACCTTCGACGGCTTTGAGGTGCACCGGGGTATGGACCCGGATGAGA